CCATTGTTCATCATTCGTTGCAAGTCTTAATGACTTTGAAACATACCACTTACCATCTGATGCTTTGAAAATAACATCACGTGTCAGAAAAATATCTGCGTCAGAATTATATAATGCACGGAATAAAAACTGATAAGATGCAGGTGTACCCTTTCGTGAGTACAATTCTTTAGCCGCTCTAATCAATTTACTTTTATCTGCAAGGCAATCTGCCGGAAAATTTGGTAAGAATTGATTGATGTAGTAATCAATAAATTTATTGAAAGTTTCACCCGGCTCCACAAAATTTAGGTCTTGATAGTTCAGTAGGTTTTGTGTGCCATAGATAGCACCCTCTTTACCTGAACCTATGTCTTGTTGTTCCATCCATTCATAGTATGCTTGAATGAATGCAACAAATGTTTGGTAATTATCATCCGACCTGATAAACTCAGGTAACTGATACGGAACTTTTAATGAGGTCTTTTTGGCGAAATCAGTAGTCATTATTGTACACTAACATTTACTGTGATTGCTTCTGGATCAAAATTATCTGTCGCAATAATTTTGTTATATGTGGATGAAACGATAGTCGAATCGGGAACCACAGAAATCGTAAAGCGTCCCAAATCATTGTTCACCGTAAGTGGTGAAAAATCTATCAGTGTAACTTTACCAGTTGAATAATCAATAGTTCCAGCATTCGAGTTTAGTATAGTCTTAACGTTGTTTAGGTAATAATAAGTTCTTAATGTACCTTCGACACCTTCTAAAACTGGAGATGCATATGCTAATGCACCAGAAGTGTCACCTTCTTGTGGAGTTATCGTCACGAATGCTTCTGTGTAATTATATCCTGGATTTGTAACAACAATACTATTAACACGACCTGATGCTAGTACGGCGTATGCTGTTGCACCTTCACCGTCACCGGTTATTGTGACAGTCGGAATTTTTGTGTAACCAAAACCTTGATTTATAATATTAACAGTTGCAATACCGCCTGTTGTTGTGGGAACTTCTTCAAAATAAATTCCTTCCCTCACACCAGAAATGGCCGATGCATCTGTTTGTGAAAAATCTGGTGAACTATTTAAACCTGCATTGTAATAATTTCTCTTTAGTGGTACACCAAAATCAAATGTGTAAGTCGCCCTTGAATTTAATTTTGGATAAAACTTTTTCTGCAATCTAATTGTACATTCATTTGTAATAATCGATGTGTCGGCAGTTTGAATATACGAAATTAATTCTGGTAATTTAAAAACAGAATTGAATGTATTGAGTGTGTCTGCTGAAAACTGGTTAATTTTTGCTGTAACTTGACTCTTAATTTGTCCACCAGTTAAAGTTGTTTTCTTTGGATCATATAAAACATTTGTTGTTATTTTCGCATAAGTGTAATCTGGATCAAGAATTGTTGGTGTAACAGTCAAAACGGAAATTGGTTTAATAACTTCTGAAATTAATTTTTCTTTTTGTGTTGGTGTTAATGTGTAACCACCGGAAGGTTTAACTGCACAAAAAATCTGTCCATAAACAGGTGGATTATTTTCTTCTCCGCCCCAAACAGACACAGAATCGATTGGTAAATTGCTAGAATTATTTTGAATCAAATAGATGTAATCTTCTTTTGTAACTGCACGACCTTGTGCCGCATATGCCTTAGGTGCAGTATATTTAATAGAAGCGATTGTTTCTTTGTCTGAACCTTGTGTTGCCAAAGAAATTGAAGATACAACTGTGTTTGAAAAACCACCAATACTTTGCATGGCAGTAAAAGAGTTTGCACCAAAGGCCAAGGTGCCAGATGTTGTAATGTATGTAAGATTAATAATGTTTCCGTTTACGAGAGATTTTCCTATTAGCCCGTCACCGAAATATATGTTATATTTTCCATTCATTCCTTCTTCTAAGAAATATACTGTGCTAGATGGTGTTAAATCAATATAATTTGTTGAAAGATTATATGTTACTGATGCTGTATTTGTTGATGATTCTTGCACAGAAACAATTAGTGTGGATGTATCAATATTTGAATCTGGTATTTCAAATAATTGTTTTGGATTCGTTGTGCTGTTGTATGTGAAACTATATGAAGACGCTATACCTTGTGAAATAACGATGTCATTAAATGTGGCAGTATTTGATGTTACATTTACGGTTGTTGAGTCTGTTGTAAGGAATGTGTAGTTTACGTTATCGATTGCTTCAGAAATGAAAGGTGTGAACTTTGGTAGTGTGAGTGTGGATGTTGTTACGCCGTTTACTGTGATATGTATTGTAGCCTTTGGTGCAACTGCTGATTGTGGAATGTAATTTAATAATTTAGCATGTGAAACAACTGAACCTCGCTGAATAGCTGAGTCAAGGAACATTTCGTTTGCAACCATGTTTAGATAGTATGCATTGTATTGTGTATTGTATGCCAAGAGGTCAACAAGCACAGAAAGTGCAGAACCATCAAAGTTATAGTCTTTGAGTGTGTCTTGTTGGGATAAAAAAGTCTTTAAACTAGCTTTAATATCACCGAAATCAAGATTCGTAATTTGTAGGCCTGAATTTGCTGTTGCCATATTTTATATCCCTGTGATGCAGTTATTGAAGTGATAACGTTTTAAGCCATTAATTGCACCCATTTTACCGCAATGTGGACATTCAGTTTTTGGCATTTCTTTTGTTTTTCTGGCTTTTGCAGATTCACTCATTTTTAATTTTGTTTCTTCCGAATGTTTTTTTCCTGAAAAATATTTCTTTCCAGAATTAGCTTTCGAGATTTTTAATTTTGTTTCTTCCGAATGTTTTTTTCCCGCAAAAATTGCATTACCTTTATTTATCGAAGAAAGTTTTGATTTAGTTTCTTCGGATAATTTTCTTCTGGTTAAACTAATTGATAACTTATCTTTGCTTTCTTGTGTCCATTTCCTACCTGGCCGACCTTTTTGAGAGAGTGAAATTTTCTCTTTTATGGCATCACAATTTTCATAATTTTGTGACCAATGTTTTATGTTATTTCTTAAATTATAGTATTTTTTACCAAAGTCTTCTGGTTTAATTTTGTTCAGAAAATAAGATTCAGATTCAAATAATTCTTTTCTGCTACTATGAATTCTTTTTAATATTTTTCTTCTAAAATCATTTGGTCTACGTTTGTATGAATTTTTCATCCAAACTGATGAACAAATATAACCATCATCTTCTGTTCCCCAATGGCATCCAATATAAAATCTTTTATGTTTTTTATCTCTCCAGATATAAACGAAACCATATTTTTCCTGCATATTTTTCTCCCATATGCATTATTTATAAAAAATGTATGTTTCAGCGTGTTCTCTCAAGAATTAAATTGATTGCTGTGGGTTGTACATTATTTCCAATAAAAAACTCTATTCCCACACTATAAGCATTATTATCTGGTTGCTCATCAATAGTGACTTGCACCAATCTGACTCTAGGTTCAAGGTTGTTCAGTGTTGTTTCAATTTCAGTTTTTATATCCTGTGCTGTGAGAAAGCCAATGGGTTCAAACAACAACTGTTCCATCCTACTACCAATGTTTGGTTGAAAAGGTCTTTCATAATTTTTTGTCAAAAGCAAATAACGGACAGAACGAATGACTGCCATTTCATCATAACTCAAGGCGATATCATTTCTACCGGGAGTCCTAGTAAAATTGAAATCTATATCTGAATATATTTTTTTAAGTGTTTGTACCATTTTATTATTTATCGTAGGAGTAAAATGACTTTTTCAAAACCAAGAACTTGCTCGAAAAAATTCTAGGGCCGGAACAAAATTTTCGAAATTTAGAAAATTGTTTTCTTTAGATGTTCTGGGGGGGTGAAATTCTTTCCTTTAGTTTTTCTGAACCAATTAAATTGTTAACAAGATACTTTTCGGTATCACCCATATGTCCCAGACCTTTAACTTTATTATAATCGTCCACAACAGCCCTGGAATTGTTGTAAAAATTTACGTCCTGTGTCACCGATGAATAAATGAAATTATTTGAGGTATTAATGTCTGAAATAATTGATGATATTTGTCCTACTGACAGATTGCTATTTCCATTGGCCATAATACTGTTTTGTATTAAAATCAAGTCATTTGCTAAATTTGATGAATATGCAATCAATGTGTTGGCGGTGTATAAAGAACCAAAATTACCCATCATTACTGCATTATTTGAAATACCGTCACTTTGATATATGATATAGGTCAGCGCCTTGCCTATACCTATACAATTATTGTATTGTGGTAGCAATGAATTCTCAGTATCAATCGGTGCAACTCCAGATATACGATTGGTGTGGCTAATAAAATCGTTACGTGTATTGGAATTTACTACTGTATTGGCCGTAGTCGCTATTGTTGTTAAATTACCCAAAAGAGCATTCGTTTCAATTGAAATTAATGTTGTCCAAATTGTGTTTGCATAATTCGATACAGGATTAACAAAATAATTTGAGGTATTACTATTTGCAATATCTTCCATCTGCCAGGTTGTTAAAATTGGTGGCAAGTTGGCTAAACTTTTCTGTGTATTTTCCGAAAATTCTATTGTGTTATTCGCCATAGAGGCTGGAAAGTTTAATCTATCAAAAATTCCTATACTAGTCATAATATTTCCTTAAATCATTGGTAGTGATGGTAGACCTGTTGGTCCTTTAGGTGAAGGATGAATGTGTGTATCAAAAATTGAGGTATTAATTAAGTCTGTCATTAATATTGAAGTCATTGTGCCAAAATTTCCTAAGGGGGCATTGACTGATAATAAAGCATTGATACTCATTGAACTCAGTATATTACCAATTGTCATAATTTGACCCGGCACAGCCACAGGTGACACGGGTGTTGGATAACCAACTGAAATTCCGCCTGTTCCAGTAACGAATCCTAAAGGACCCGCTGACATTCCGGTTAATGCATCTACTCGACCATTTGACAATATCTTCAATGCTGTTAATTCACCATCAATAGCCATATCAGATTCTACGTAAACTACATCGGCTGCCGCCAGTGTCAATGCACCACCACCGAAAGATGCACCTGCAAGAATTTTCATATCATTTTTTGTAGTGATATTTGATGTTTTTTCTACTATCTGTGAGTGATTACCCTTAACATACAATTCATAATTACCATCAACTTGTTCCACTTTGTCACCCTTAATATGTAGATAAGAGTCTCCTTCAATGGTGACGGCGCAACTGCCCTGTATCAAAACATTATTGTCTTGTATGGTAATCGTATAATTATTTCCATAAACTTTATGCACCTCATCTCCATTTGGATACATTTCTATGAATGTGCCTGTTCGGTGTGCTAAACGAATTCTTTCACGATTGAGGCTGTCATCCATTTCTAAGGTGTGGCCAGATTCGGTTGCCGTAACATTGTTATAACCATAATCTGGTGGGTATGCGGTGTTTGCCACTGATTCTGGTTCAGTCCACCCTTTAAAAAAACTTGGTTTTCCTGTCATTATATGTCCTTATGGTGTAGAAGAATTTGCAACATTAAACGAACTTGATTCGCTGTTTGCAATAATCACGTTTGAATTTGGATATTGACTTGTTATATATTGTGTTATAATATTGGCGTTAGCACTATCTGGAGAAGTAATCATTGTAATCATAGTATTTGGTATATTAGCAGAAGCTGCCGCCGCTTGTGCCTGTTCTATTGCACCTGATGCATTTGTTTCCAACGATTGAAATGCTCCAACTAAGCCATTGCTTATTTGGCCAGGTATGGCTTGTATTTGACTGGTGGCAGACTTAATTGCACCTAAGAAAGTTGCCAAACAATCTCTCAATAATCCTAAAATTTTTGCTGGAAGACTTTTAATCCATTCAACAATTTGTTTCAATTCTTGCACTAACGCTATAACAAGTGCAATTTCACCAACAATTTCTGCTAATTTTCTAGAATAGTAATTGATGGTTCGTATCACCTCACGAACTTTTGAAAATGCCGCAGATAGTTGTCCAGTAGGGTCCAAGTTTAATGAAACCGTGATTGCTTTAAGTCCAATTCTAAAACCGGACAACAATTGTGCAAGTAATGTTCGAATTATTGCGGCCGCTTTATTTTTTGCACCTTTGATGGCATCTTGGATTAATTTTATTGGGTTTTCTAATACACCAATACCCAAATCACCAATGTCAATCAAAAATCTAAAATCACAACCATGTGCCAAATTATTATTCGTCCAAGATAATATCGTATTGTTTGCAGTATAAGCATTTGCCGGTGTAGTCGGTTTACCAGGTTGAATCAACTTCATAGCAGGAGCAACTGATGGAACAACAGGCTGGTTTTTCCAAAATTCTGAATTTTGTACTTTCTGTATCTCAGTGTTACTTTTTTCTATTAATGGTGAATAAATCTTTGCAAGAGCAGAAAAGCCTGTTCCCGGTTCAGGTTCAGCTTGCGGTATAGATGGAAAAACACCCAACATTGTTGGCACTTGTGAACTTAAACCATCCATGAAGAAACCAAAAATATAATCACCTTCCATTGGAGATGAATATGATTTGGAATCATTAACGGGATATAATGGTGATGCCCAAGGCAAAGCGCCCGTTGGAATATAATTCAAATCTTCGGTGTGTGAACCAAAAATTCTAACTCTACAACGACCCAAACGCAATGGGTCATCTCTGTCTTCTACGACCCCGATCCACCAAACAAAATTATCCTGACCAAGTCTATTTTTAAAATCTGACATTATACAACACCTTTCAATGCTTTTTCCATATCTCCGGAATTTTTATACATGTTCACTGAATCACCATAACTATCTTTTACAACTTCAAGTATGGTTTCATATTTACCGGCAAAATCAATAATATGACGAACCGCAGTAATCATATATTTACCTGAATTATATGTGTCCTCTTTACCATCATCATATCCAGAGTCACTTTTACTTCTACTTGAAGGTAATAAAATATTTAATATCATACCAACAGTCAAGTTCGGATCACCAGCCACAGAAAGTCTTATTCTTGAATAATGTGAAAGTGATAATTGTGCGGTTCGGTTTGGAACATAATCTTCAGCCCTTATATCATTTGCAACGCTCCATGGTTGTTCACTTATACCTAGTGCTTTTTTATTTTCTGCATTTGAAACCATAACTTTCAAAACCGCATCATAACTTTCACTTACGGTTTTACCAAGTCTATTTTTTAAATTTGGTACTAGAGAATAATTATTCAGTTTTTTACTTTTATCGAAATAATTTGAGTAATTGAAAGTTGTATCTCTATATGTTCGTGTTAATGGATCAATCGTTATAAGGCGGTTAGCAAACGCTCCAGTTGTTATACCATAAAGTGTGTCAAATGTATCCAAGAAAACATAGGATTTGATACCAAGAATATTTCGACCTAATTCGGCGCTTTTAAGTTCACCTCCAGAATATTTTTCAGGAATAGAAGAGCCAACACTTCTAGGCATATAAATGAACGTAGTGTATGGTGTTTGTAAAAAGAGGTTCTGTAAAGAAAAGAAATTGAAGCCTTTGGTATTTTCATAAAAAAGAAAATCCGCACCTTCTTTACCAATAGGTTTTGCGTAATTAGAGAGCCAATTTATTGCTTCAAATGGTTTTTTGTATGGTATTATGAAATCGTATAAACCATCAGTTTCTTGTAAACTGAGATTCTTATCATCAATTTTCAATTTATTGGAAAGTATATCATATACAATTTCGGATATTTTTTTACTTGAATATGATTTACTAACTTTAGTTTGTTCTGAGAGTAATAATTCTTCCGAACAAAAGTTTAATGTATATGATTCTGAAGAATTGTTATTTAAAATTCTTTCAGATACACGATAAATTCTAAAGTATTTTTCTATAGAAGAATCGGCCGCCGTACTCTTTTTAAATTTCATTTTTATATAATCAAAACCAGACATACCCAATCTATCGATTAAACTGATTGTATCGTTGATTAATATGCTTCCGCTTGCCAC